GCTCCTTCAGAAACCAATGGGCAATCAGGTGTCTCATACAGGGCACTCAAACTCTTAGCGTGTAACAAAGAGTCCATGAGTCTGTCACCTCCATGTATGAAACTATGTGTCCATCCAAACTTTTGATAGAACCTCATAGGTTCTCTAATAACTGTACCGTCTTCACCGAAAACTAAGCCACAAAAGGAAGCCTTACACGGGTCCGAGACTTCCTCCATCTTGATAGTGAAACCTAAACTCTCATAATCAGATGAAGGGATTTGTCCATTTACTGCAGCGATACCATCATCCCCTTCAAAGAGACCATCGCCTTGCAAACCATTCTCTGAACAGAAGAATAAGAAAAGCATCAAGTTAGTCCAACCGTTGCCCAGAGATGTACACATCTCACCGGACATCCTTCGACCACGAACAGTTGAAGTAACACCGATACCCGTTGTCAACTTATTTTTCCCAGCCAAAACATCAACCAAGAAATTAGCATCATCACTGTAATTTAAACAATGACGATACAGTTGACCCTCGCAAGCACGAATTATTGCCGGTTTAAAACTAGCTTCATATGCAGTGTAATCAGTAATGAAAAATCTGTACCCAATCTTCTTGAGATTCTGAACAGCAACTTTCCTATCATCTTGAGTCATATGCTTGACAAAATAATGGAATTTATAAACCTCATTCTCAATGCTCTTAATAATTGGTCCAGACCATGCTTTAAACAAGTCAACACGAGACATAATCATCCGTGCCGCTTTGTATGACCCATAACATTCTGACTTCACAAAACATTTATTTCTTCGAACCCGCCTTGCGTCGGGGCGGCCACCATGCAATTCTGCATTGGCAGCACGCAACTCTTCTTTCCTCTTATCATTATAACTGGTGGTTGCCAGCCATTCTTCGAATCCCATAATTGTGACTCTATTAACACGTTGTTGTAGAAAGTTTCGAACAAACAATTCGAATTTCTTTAACTTCGCCATGTTTATGTCTGGAACCTTCCGCAAAACACGCTTACGGAAAGCCCATTCAACAACTTGGGGATCATTTGAATCCATACACAACGGTGCGACTCCTGGCACAAACCCATACCTCAATCTCCTATACATTTTGCGGCGACGCCTACGAATATTTGGCTTCTTTACATATTCACAAGAGTCGGGCTCAGCGATGGCGATTTCATACATACGAGCCCCTTCTGCATAAATTTTTACAGACGAGGATCTAAGCCAACGGCCTAATTGCCGTGTGGCCATGTGAAACACGCCGCCGCATCCCCAAAATACGTACCACGCTTCAAAATGGTCATAGCAACTTGTTCACTACCTATGACAAGTTCATACCAACTATGATCAGGGATTGGCAAACATGCCAACCTTAAAACTTTTTGACGTATTCCTTTTGAGACCATACTCATGTCTGGTACCCGTTCAAACTCAGCAACTAAT